CACCACACGACCCAATGACACGAAAGTATTTGAGGTCGAGACCAACTTTATTCAGAACTATCGAAGATGACCTTGGTCTACAGACCACAGTGGATATGTGGGGCGAAGTAGCCCTCAATAACCATGAACCTGCCTTCTTACGCAGAAGCTTTGTACCTAATCCCACTGGTCCCGGTGTTGTAGCAAAGTTTGAATCCAATAGAGTCCTCAACAAGTGGTTAACACCTCATGTTATAGTGAGAACACCACAAGACTCCTTTGACCGCTCACTCGGCTATTTGATGCTAAGTGGAGCTGACTCAGACTTGTACAACACTATCCACAAATATATGGACCATTTAATCCAAACAAAGGATATTAAGGTACCCAACCTATATAGAGATATGACTAGAGATAAATTAATATTAAATTATTACAGACCCCATGGGAAAATCGACCCACGAACTCGAGAATACGTAGATTATGAAACTTTCACCCATGTTTCACACCAAGGTGGTTTTCCATTGGCAATAGCCATTCCATCTGGTGAAGGCAAAACAACACTGAAGGCAAAATATCCCAAACTCTTCGCTGACCACGATGATTTCATCGTGGGGAAGAAGAGAATCGTACAAGATTCTCTTATCAAGACCGCGAAGGAGACAGGAGATTGGACCAAAGTAAACGAGTTCAATCGCTCAGTAGTCCCGAAGAACCTGAACAAAGTCCTCCTGACATGGAGCCCTTCAACAACACCTGAAGGATTCCTTTTCAGCGGAGCGTTCATGTTAGACAAGCCGACTGCAGAACGAGAGAACTTAGCCAATCGAAACCATTTGGCCAACAGAAAACGCCTAGATACGTATTTTTACCCAGATTTCCAAAGTCGAGATGAAGATATTCTCACCATGGTACCAGACACTCTTTTTGCAAGACGACACAACCCTTTCACTGCCACAAATAAATTTTATCTGGATCCGGAACTCCCCCGCTCGGAAGAACGCAAGTTCAAAGTACGACCCGAGAATCCGGAACTACTTAAAGTTCTTGAAAGGAATGACCCTGGACCCACGGATGTTGCAACTGGCCTAGACCAGCTCCATCGTGGTGCCAACGATAGACGATCAACTAGATCAAACCGACGACTTCGTAAAGCAAAGACGAACGTCGCGTTAACACAAGAAATCCTCGCCTTGGATCCTCCAACAAGGAACCGATTTGACGAGTTTAAAACTTTTGGTGACGTCATTAAAGTTATAGAGAGTGGTGAATCCGTGAGATCATACGTTATCGCCGACGTTATCCGCCACAAGGCGAAGATATCATACGCTAGTGCAGAACGTATTCTCAACACTCTAGGGCTGCCGGAACTCATTTCCAAAACCAGCCCAACTTATCGAACCATGCTCGAAGGTATTGCCTCAGTGGTTAGAGACGCCCCACCTTTAGATCTAACTCGACATGGCGACGTGGAAAAGAACCCCGGTCCAATCTATGGTTCAATCCACCGCCTCTGGAAGATACAGTTCCAAGCACACCCACGGTTGTTCAACCCATACAACAGTGTGCCCAGTTCATCAACTGCATCTTCTAGTCAATCATCCAGATCAAGACGAAGACCTCGAAAACAAAATTTAGTTGATCCTTATGACATATTGACCAACGCGAAAGCGTTGAAAGAAACCCGATTGTTACAGACCCATTTGTTCGAAACAGATCCCAACGGCACATACGTTTGGAAAGCTGGTCCCCCTCCCCCAGCAGTGGTTATCCACAGCTGGACTAGCTTACCAAGACGTGTCAAGTCATGGATAATGAACAAAAAGATAACAATTGAAGACATCACAAACAAGATCTTTCAACGACAAAGCATCACATTCATTTCATCTATAGAGAATCACCAGATATTAGAGTCAGGCATCGCTTTCCCAAATAAAGCCATGCCTTTTAAAGTGAACATGCACGAAATCCCTAGCATATCCTTCGTTGCCGAACCCGATTTAGTGGATTGGCATCCAGGATACGTGTCGATGTGTCACGCCTGTGGACTGACAACTAGCAGCCAAACATGCCCAAGGTGTGAAAAGTACACCTGGGTCTGCTTTGGCGACCAACCCGGCGGTGGTCCTAACAAACCACCCGCGTCAAGAAACTGGCTACCAGGACAAGATTGTGAAATCTGCAAAACCGATTTCATTAACTTCATCCGACGCCCACCCATTGCTGAGATTTACGTCATTAGAAACGCCACATTCATTACACAACAATCTACTAAACTAGTAATAACACCCAAATTGACCGAACACCCGTGTTCGGTAGGATTTGGTACATTTAAGAAAGGTTTCGACTTATTTTTCCAATTCTACTACAAGGACATCCAGTCCTTCTACACGAATAATAATGTCGATTTATGTCATGGACATACAGATCTGTCCCTTTACAGCAGACAAGGTAAATGCATGGGACGATTACCCGCCGAGTGGCCCACTCAAACCAAGTGCGAGCCATGGCCCAAGGGTTCATTGAACATAAAACCAATCTCACAATTGACCAATCCCACAACGAAGTGTTATTGTTTACATAATAATTCACGGTGCCCAGCGCACCAACCATTACTGGACGATCTTCAATCCAGAACCTCAACCTACTCCAATCGCGATCGCCACGCCGTAACCGCGAAATTCACTAGGGGTTGGTTGAGTGTCCTTGCGAGGAAAGCGCCTACAGGTATTCACTTTGACCATTTTCAACTATTCCAAAACAAACCTATTCGATTCAGATTACCAGAAATCATAGGTGAACTTGGTTTAGACATGGACAAATTGCCTGAAGAGTTTTCTTGCAAAGATTGTGATCAGTCCGTTTATTCACACCATCCACGGCATTTTGTGACAGAGTTGCCCTCACAAGTGGATAGTAATAATTATGCACAATACGACATTGCTTTACGAGATTCCAGACGGAATAAACTCGTTGACGCCGATATATCTCGGATAGACCCATTAGATGGGTTGAATTAAATCAAAACAATTAAGATATCAAGTCTAGCAGGAAATAAAAATGTGAAAAGTACGGCAACACAAGCATTCAGTTTAAATACTTAACATGCCACACCGTGACCCGTGACCACACAATAAAACCTGCCCCTACCCCCAGTGTCGACGCAAACCCGTCTCTAATCGAGAAAATGCGTGACTGGGCAAGACCCGTATCTTCCTTCCCACTCCTTAAAGTGCGTCCGAACGAATTCAAGTCAAGTGCAATCACTTCTTGGTCTCCGAAACGAGACAAAACTACCATCTTCTTAGAGCAAATGAACACGCACCATTTGACCGAAGACCAAGAGCTGGCTCTTGGGGTACAACTGAGCGCCATAAGCTCAGTCGTGTGTAATGACGATACATTACTTTGCGCACTAGATCCCATTAACCTAACGAGACAATTCGTAGGCAACCCAACTGGGTTGAAATGGGACTGTTACCAAGGAGACGTGCTGCAAAAGTTAATCCTTGCGTCATGGTTAAGATTCATCGGAACTCCTCGACCAGACGAGCGTTTACTCAAGCGATACATTACGAACGAAAGTATGGCTGAGTACCTCCACAATTATTGCTATCCACTATGGCTCTACACTAGCCGCTCCGGCAGTAGTGCTGAAAGATTAGGTTCACTCTTTGAATACCTATTCTGGCATAGCGTCGAATTTCGTGTCAAGTACATGTTCGACATAATTACGGAACACTTGTCTAACGCACAGTAAGAAAGCCTCACCGAGCTATTAATTTAGTTATGGGTAGGACATTGAGTCTGGGAAACTCAGTGTCACTACATGTGAGAAACTCGCAAATTACTGAATAAATTATTCATCCATCCAACCAACTTAGATGGCCAAATAGTTTCAAAGCTTCACTACAAGAAGCGTCCAAAACAGGGTAACAATGTTTTAACAAACAACCCGACCTGGTTGAAAAATTCTAGTTCAACTAATCCAGGTATAAACCATATATGGAATTGTATGTCACAAGCATACACACACAATAGTAATTAAACGATATAAGTTTAAGTGACTGTAAACCGCATGCGTATGTCCAAAACCCAATATCATTTTACTAACTCCAATCCATACTAGACCCTGCAACGCACTATACGTGCTCCAACGAAGAAGAAAACTTCATCCGAAATTACAACACAACCTAATTTAGGTGACCTTTGGTCTACTCAATAAGAGGAACCAGTCCCTATCTTACCGTACCCTACACCTCCCTGACGGTCCCACGACCTAGTGGTTAGAGCTCACACTCATATCTTAGTATGAGAAGCTGACTCACCGCGAACCTGAAAGGTTTTCAAGTGCTCAATAGCACGCCTTTGGCAGGAACAGGATAGCTTGGTACAATATCGACGAACATCGATACTGGAATAGAAAAGTCTTTACGAAAGAACTTCCCCCCCCCCGGGGTATAAGTTTAGTTTCGTTTCTTTTCCTTTCCGTATCCAGTGCTCGAAGATTTCACTGATGGTCGCTCATCATCAGAAGAACCGAAACTAAGTTTTATTCTATAAAAACCAAATAGAGCTCACACTCATATCTTAGTATGAGAAGCTGACTCACCGCGAACCTGAAAGGTTTTCAAG